GGGTGGCGGTGGCGGTGCCTTCGCCGGAGGCCGTGGCGGGGGTGCCGGCGAGGCGGGGGGCGAGCACGACTGCGACCTGTCCCCAGCCGTTGCTCGAGCCGGGGGCGGACCAGGAGGGTCCGACGGCGAGCGGGGCGTCGGCGAGCAGGGTGGCGACGCCGAAGCGGGTGGTGGAGGTGCCGGAGCCGGATACGCGGGTGTAGGGGGAGGCGGCGGTCTCGACGTTGCTCGAGGCGTAGTAGCTGAGGGCGGCGACGACGAAGTCGCCGGCCTGGACGTTGAGGTCGAGCGGGGTGAAGGGGGTCTGCGACGCCGAGAACGACTGAGTGGACTGGCGGACGGAGCCGACACCGGACAGCTCCACGAGCCAGGTGCCGAGCGTCGACGAGGCGGTGTTGGTGACCGTGACCTGGGTGGTCGACACCGCGTTGACGGCGATGAAGGTGCTGATCTTGTACTGGCCGGTGGCGCCGGCGTTGCTGGTCGTGGAGAGGATCATCCACATGTTGCCGGCGTTGTCGCCGACCATGATCATGCCGTTGGCCTGGTGCTCGACGACGAGCAGCAGGGTGTTGCCGGCCACCGTTGCCGGCACGGCGAACGCGCGCGAGGCGGCGAACGACGTGCCGGCCGCGACCGCCTGACGCTGTGCGATCGGCACGGCGGCCTCCTAGGGCGTCAGCTCTGGGTGTAGGACACCGAGAGCGCGAGGGTGCCCTGGGCGGAGAACGACTGGTCCGTCAGGGTGCCGCCGTCGAGGTAGGTGCCGTCGGAGGCGTAGGCGCCCCAGCCCTTGACGGTGTCGCCGGCCTTGACGTTGAAGGTCGCGTCGAGCTTGCGGACGCCCTGCGAGGGGGTCGAGACGGTCGGGGTGACGTCGGCGTAGGCCGGCGAGCCGCCGGCGAGCTTCGTTCCGGCGGTGCCGCCCGTGGGGGCGGTGGAGAACAGGGCGAGCTTGGCGACGCCCGTGGCGTAGGCGCCAGCGAGCAGGTCACGGCCAGCGGCAGCAGCGATCGACATTGTGGTCTCCTCGGGTCGGGGGGGTATCTGCAGGGTACATGGCGCCCCCCGTTCTGGGGAGCAGGGCCGCTTGCGTCGTGCCGGCGGTGCCCGTAGTGTCTAATCCAGTTGGACAAACACCCTCCCCCAGAGAACGGACACACCATGCAGGCTCGCCCCGCCACCCTCGCCGAGATCAAGAGCTACCTCGAGAAGACGAACTACTCCGCGATCCTGAGTGTCACGATCAGCTTCCCGAAGGACGGAGGCGAGGCAGTGACGCTCGACACCTCAACCCGCCCGGAGCTGACGATCGGGCAGGTGCTGCGCTTCTGCGAGGCAGCCGAAAGCCTCGACGGCGTCCTCATCCTGACTCGCGCATGAGCGAGCTGCGCTACACGAAGCGGCAGGCCGCCGCGGTGCGAGCCTCCCGAGCTGCGGCGGAGGCCACTCGCCGCGCCGGCCTGACGCACGCCGAAGCCGTCGAAGAGGTCCGCTACAGCATGCAGGTGCAGGACGGCGACCTCGTCGAGATGTGGGTGGCCGAGCCCGGCGGAGAGACGAAGCTCATCACCGTCGACGCCTACGCCGCGAACTACTACCGCACCAGCTAGACGGCCGGCCCCCCGTTCTGGGGGGCCGGCGCGCTTGCGTCATGCCGGCGGTGCCCCTAGTGTTAAACCAGTTAGACAGACACCCTCCCCCAGAGAACGGACACACCATGCCCAGCAGATACAGCGCCCCCGCCACCGAGCTGGACCTCGCCAGCGAGATCACCCGCACCGGCCACGACACCTGGGTGGTCCAGGGCGAGAGCTACGCGGACTGGGACGCCGCCCGCGACGCCGCGGCCGCCGCGGTCTACACCCAGCGAGCGAAGCGCCTCGAGTACCTCCTCGGCCGCGAGGGGTACAGCGGATCGGCCGACGAGCTGCTCCCGGTTGGCTTCGACTCCTTCACGCGCCGGGACCTGCGCGCCGAGGTCAAGGAGCTGCGCGCACGCGCCGCCCGCCACGCGCTGCGGAGCGCGGACCTGCGCACCGGGAACAACTAGCCGCCCGGGGGCGCCCCGCCCGCGAGCGGGGCGCTCAGCGCCTGCCAGACGCACGAGAGCCCCGCCCTCCATCAGGAGGGCGGGGCTCAGTCGTGCCGGCGACTACTCGAGGCGGCGCTGCTCGGTGCGGAGCGAGGCGAGCCCGGGCAGGTTCACCTGCAGCCACCCGTCGACGCCGGGGAGCGCCATGATGCGGGTCAGGGCGGTCTGTACGAGCAGCACCTGGGCGAGCGTGGTCACGAGCCACTCGGGCGACCAGGCGCCGAGGATGATCGGGATGATCTGCGGCAGCGCGATGGCGATCGCCACGACGAGCTGGAACGCGGCGCGGAGGGTCGTGCGGCGCGGGTTGGCGACCTGGGTCGAGCTGACGCTCGAGGCGAGGGTCGCGGGGGCGCCGGATGCGAGGCGGACCTCGAGGGCAGCGCCGGCGGGGCGCTCGTCGGCGACGATGGCGACGACGGGCGGGCCGGAGGGGGTGGCGTGGGTCATGGTCAGTCTCCTGGGTTGTAGATGGCGGGGTCGAGCCACCGGAGCGCGTCCTCGAGCAGCGCGAGCCCGCGCTGCCGGCGACGGCCGATGGGGATCTCTTCGATGGCGAAGGCGGCGAGCGCCACGACCCGATCGTGCAGCTCGAGCGCGAGGGCGAGCTGCTGGCTGGTCGGGGGGCCGGATGAGGCCGGGGTGACGAAGCGGCGCATGGCCTCGGCGGTGGACGGGCCGACCTCGGGGTCGTCGATCGGGTCCATGGCCTCGGGGCCGGCGACGCCGCGGGCGGCCGTGGTTCCTTCGCCGGAGGCGCCGGCGAGGGACGCGAGGGTGAGGCGGGCGGAGGCCCGGGCGGTGCCGGCGCCTGTGGCGTCGGTGGAGAGCGCGGCGGCGGTCCCGAGCGGGAGGGTGATGCCGATGGTCACGCTGGTCATGCGGCCAGGCTAACTCGTCGGGAGGCCGGCGTCGGGATCCCGGGCGGCCTTGGCAGCCGCTCGAGCTTCGGCGGCGGGGGTGGTCGGTGAGAAGTTGACCAGCTCGGGCGCGAGCAGCTCGAGGTCTTCGTCGGCCGGCCAGGGGATGTCGGTGTGGCCGTTGGCGCGGGCCCAGTCGTGCAGGGTGAAGATGAAGCGCCGGATGACGGACTTGAGCTTCACGGGCTCGGCCTTCAGCGCTTCGACCTCTTCGCGGAGGCCGTCGATGAGGTCGTAGGCGGTCTGCAGCTCGGCCTTCATCCGGGAGTCGATGGCGACGTCGATCTGGCTCTTGAGCTGCTGCGCGGCGACGACGGCGGCGGCCTCGGCGGCGCGGTTGGTGCCCTTGTCCTTGCGGAACGTGACGTAGAGGGAGCCGAGCCCGGTCACGGCGCCCACGAGGGCGACGACCGCGGCGATGAGGGTCGGGAGGGGGATGCCGAAGATCACGCGGGGTCTCCGTCCTGCAGGGCGGCGAGGACTGCGGCGGCCGCGCGCGCCTTGGCCTCCCTGATGCGCTTCTCTTCGCCGAGCACCGAGAGTCGCATGAAGAACGGCAGCGTGGCCATGAGGGCGATGACGGCGACGAAGCCGCGGTCGACGTCGTGGAAGAGCGCGAGCAGCGCGCCGATCGAGAGCGCGTAGGCGAGCAGCAGGCCGGCGAGAACTGACTTCGCCCAGATCTCCAGCGCCCACGCGGCGGGGAAGGCGATGCCGGCGAGGGAGGCGAGCCCGGAGAGGGCGAAGAGGTAGCCGACGGCGTCGGCGATCGCCGGCGTGAAAAGGTCGTCGAGCGCGGGGATCGAGTACTCGACGGCGGCGATGCCAGCGACGACGGCGAGGAAGTCGAAGATCGGCATGTACACCCGCCGGATGTGCCTGTACTTCAGGTCGTCGACGGGGATCGCGCCTGGTGCCCAGATCGTCGGGGCGAGTGCCCGGGTCTTGAAGTTCCGCAGCATGCTGCCCCTCTCGGTCGCCCTATCCTCGCACGACGAACGCCCCCCGGCCGCGAGCCGGGGGGCGTTCTCAGGGGCCGGGAGCCTAGCTGATCTTGAAGTGATCCAGCAGCTTCCTGACGCCGGTGTTGGCCTGCACGTCGTCGTCCGCCTGGGACAGCTCGAGCAGGTCGCCGGCCGGGGTGACGACGGCCTTCGTGTCCCGCTTGATCACGCGGTTCACGGTGGCGTTGATCTTGTCGACGACCGAGACGATGCCGGCGATCGACTGGGCGAGAGGCCGGCCGCCGTCGGGCATGTCGCTGCCGCCGTTGAAGAGCACGTCGACGGCGAACTGGCTGCTCTTCTCGGCGTTCTTGGCGGCGTTCATCGCGGCCGCGGAGTCGCGGAAGGCGCCGCCAATCTGCTTGACGAGAGGGGTGCCGTTGTTGTCGGGGCCCGAGAGGGCCATCACCTCGTAAAGGTAGGTCAGCTTGCGGTCCTGCTCGGGGGTCATGTCGTCCTCGTTCTCGATGGGGGTGGCGCCTGACGACGCCGGGAGGGTGGATGGGGTGCGGCGGGGATCACGGCGGCCGTGCCAGAGCTCGTTGGAGACCTCGAAGAAGATCCCGAACTTCGGCCCGAGGCGGTGGAGCGCGAGCTGCACCGGCGAGCCGCGGGTGCCGGCACGGCAGCCGAAGTCGACGGCGTCGCCGGCGACGTGGTAGGCCGAGTTGCTGTCGGGGTGGTACGCGGGGTTGAACTTGCGCCCGGTCGAGGGGTCGATGCGCCCCTGGACATAGCCGTTGTAGAGGTAGAGCTGCCGCGAGCGCGGGCGGGTCGCCTCGACGATCATGTCGTCGTAGTCGACGCCCAGCTCGTCGCAGACGGCCTCGATCAGGCCGTTGAACCATGGCCACGAGTCGACGTTGATGGTCTGCCCTCGTCGGCCGAGAGAGACCTGGGGTCCGGGGTGTAGTGCCATAGGAGCTCCTAGGAGAGGTTGCGGGCGGGTCCGACGTAGCTGAGGTTCAGGTACGAGCGTCGGATGTTGGTGCTGATCGGCGCGATGCTGGGGGAGGCGATCAGGCAGAGGGCAGCGATGCGGACTCGCTGGCCCTTGCGGAGGCGGATCACCTTGGAGAACTGCGCCGTCGACGTGTTGGCGACGAGCGGGCCGCCGTTCTGCGCCTCGAAGGTGTCGGTGGTGTAGCTGGTGTTGTCGACGGTGACGCCGGCGTAGCAGCCGTACGCGTCCATGGCGATCGCGCCCTCGACCAGGTACCGGCCGGCGATGGGTGCGACCCAGCCGTCGTTGAAGGCGTCGAAGCCGACTCGCTCGAGTTCGGTCCACCAGCTCGGGTCGCCGATGTTGGAGAACGTCCCGCCGAGCTGCACGGTGACCTGAGAGCGGCCCATGGCGGCGCGGTAGGTGCCGGCCGGGGGGTACCAGCCGGCGGCGCCTGTGGGGCTGCCGGCGTTGCTCGTGGCGTCGTAGGCGGCCCAGTAGGTCTCGTGGGCGTTGATCTCGGTGTTGTACCAGGTGGAGCCCTGCAGCGCGACGGTGGCGGCCGGGGTGCCGGGGACACCGTAGAAGGCGTCGCGCTGGGCTGCGGTGCCGCGGCGGGGGACGCCGGCGGGGAGGTCGCGGAGGTCGATCATCACGAGGCTGGTGGAGCCGGTGAGCGACCATGCCCAGTACAGGGGCACGTCGTCGACGACCCCGGGGTTGGTCTGGTAGAAGGCGGCCCCGGAGCCCGCGGGGAACGATGCCGGCGGGGCGGCGACGGTCGTGCCGGTGGCGGGTCCGGCGAGCGCGGTGAAGACGAAGGTGGGGGCGACGCCCCATGTGCGTCGGGCGACGATCAGGAACCACTGCCCGCCGGATCCGGAGAGCGGGGCGGGGACGTTGACCGTGGTGGCGTCGCAGCGGGTCCAGACGCCCTTGCCGTACACCCAGCCGGCGGCGAGGTTGACGACGCGGGTGCCGGTGACGGTCGCGGCGAGCGAGGTGCGGCGGTCGACGCAGTAGTCGCGGCCGGCGAAGAGCGTGGCGCCCTGGGCCCATGCGACCTCGCCGACTCGCCCGGTGAACCCGTAGTTGTCGTTGGCCATGGGGGCATCCTACTTTCTGGCTTGGTTGCGGGAGTTGGAGCGGGCGAGGCGGACGATGGCGCGCATGGTCGCGGCCTGCGGGTCGTCCTTCTTCTCGCCGATCGTCGGGGTGACCTTGAAGCCGTCGCTGCCGATACTGAGGGTGCATTCGGTCACGGCGTCCTCGAAGATCATGCCCTGGCTGGTGGCGACCTTCATGCGGTCGCCGACGTGGAAGCCGCGCGGGCCTCCGTAGGCGAAGTCGTCGGTCTCGGAGACGGTGGCCGAGACGCCGGCGGTCGGGGCGGCCTCGTCGAGCGACTTCTGGCCGGCGGCGTCCAGCTCGGCGAGGAAGCGTGCCTTGTCGGCGTCAGGGATCCCGGCGCGCAGCACGTAGTACTTGGCGACCTTGAGGCTGTCGTCGAGCGAGTCGGGCCAGTTGAGCGCGGCGCTGGTCGCTTCGCGGAAGACCTCGATGGCGTCGCCCTCTTCGGCCTCGCGCTCGAGGTCGACGAACTCGCGGAAGGCGCGGGCGGCCAGCTCGCCCGGGCCGCCGACCAGGCCGGCGGTGGCGGAGGTGTCGGCGAGGGACCACTTGCCCGACTGCAGGATCCCCGACTCGAGCGTCAGGGCCTGCGCGCGTACGGCGGGCTGGTAGACGTCGACGTAGGCGCCCTGGGGGCCGAAGGGCTCCTGCCAGATGCGGATCCCGAGCCCGGACCAGTCGAGCAGCGGGTCGGCCGCGTCGAGCAGCGTGCCGAGACGGAGCTGGGGGAGGATCCCCGCCGCTCGAGCGTTCCCGCCTCGGCCCTGGTCGGGGGTGGCCAGGTAGCGCCGGCGGTTCGGCCGAAGCCTGTTCATCCGGTCGAAGTTCGCATGGATAACGTGCTTCACCGCCGCCTCCGCGGTGGTGATGCTGTCGGGCCAGAGGAAGTAGGGGAACTGCCCCGCGACGGTCCCGGAGGCGCCGGCGACGGCACCGGCGGGCAGCCACGCCTGGCCAAGCGAGCCGGGGTCGCCGGCGGTCATGTTCGTGGGGGCGACGGGGCCGGCGGGCCGGATGTAGGCGAGCGTGTTCGCCAGCCACCTGTAGTCGTCCTGGAGCTGGTAGGTGATCGATCGACCCTCCTGCAGCTCGCCGGCGGGCGCCCGGACCTTGCCCGACATCAGGTGCTCGCCCTTGTACCGGACGATGAGGCGCGATCCCTTCTCGAGCAGCCACTCGTTGTTCGAGTCGCGCGCGTCGAGCACGAGCTGGCCCGAGCCCTGGCCGCGGTGCCGCGGGGTGAAGGTGGCCGAGTTCGGGTCGCCGATCCGCTGCAGCCGGCGGAACGCGCTGTTGACGGCGTAGATCTCGAAGGGGACGTCCATCAGGAACCGTACGCCCGGGTGTAGCGGGGCTCGACGATGACGGTCACCGAGCCCGAGCCCGTCGTGGTCAGCATGAGGGGCACGGAGCCTCCCTTAGGGATCGGCCGGAAGTCGATGCTGGTCAGGTCCGGGGTGATGTTCGTCACGCTGCCGTCGGCACGCGTCAGGATCGCGTCCTGGTAGCGCTGCTCGGTGCGGATCACCAGGGTGTCGCCCACGGCGAGCGCCGGGCCCTCGATGAGGCCGCCGCCGGTTCGGATGGAGTAGGAGAGGGGGCCGGCGAGGATGTAGGTGGGCCAGGCGTCGACGTTGCCGGGGTTGTCGAAGGTGGCGTTCGCGGTCGAGTAGTCGGACGAGATGACGAAGTCGGGGGCGAGGCCGGTGGCGCCGCCGAAGAAGTTGTCGCTCGAGGCGTTGGAACCGAAGACTCGCTTGACTGCGGGGCCGTGCCAGAAGGGGTCTTCGTCGGCGTAGTAGGTGATGCCGACCAGCTCGGCGCCCTCGAGCAGGGGGTCTTGGTCGTGGGCTGCTCCGCCGTCGTCGTTGAAGCGCATGCTCAGCGTGCGCATCTCGCCGTTGGGGAGGATCGCCTGGAGCTGGGCGTACTCGCCGGGCTCGTTCGCGCGCCACCAGCGAGTGGAGAGTTCGAGGAACTCGGTCGGGCTGGAGCCGCGGCCGATGAGGCAGGGGAGGAAGACCTTTCGCCGCTCTGTCTTGAACCCGGTGACGGTCTCGCCGTCGGATACGGCGCCCTCGCGGGTGAAGAATTTCAGCGGCGCCATCCCGAGCCCCTGGATGCCGCCATCGGTGACGTAGACGTTGGCGAAGTTGGCGACGTCGCGGAGATCCCACGCGGAGCCGTCGGTGCCGATGAAGTGCAGGCCGAGACCGATCACGAGACGGTCACCTCCGAGAGATCGAACTGGGCGAGGTCTTGTGCCTGGCGGAGGCGGTCCATCAGCTCCCGGATCAGCTCCTCGAGGTCGTAGCCGACGGGGCCGTTGAAGTTGACCTGGGGCCCGCCGCCGCCGGCGCCCTCGAGCGCGCGGCGCGAGAGGTCGAGCGCGGCCTGGATGAGGCCGTTGGTGCGGCCGAGGTCGGTGACGGTCTCGTCGCGGCCGCCCTCACCGAGGATGGCGAGGGTGCCGCCGGCGCGCGCCATGACGTCGGCACCCGTGGCGAGCATCGGGATCCGGGGGATGTTGAGGCCGAAGGTCTGGCCGCCGACACCGGGCACCCAGGCGGGGATCGTCGCGGAGACGCCGTTGAGGGAGCTGATGGCGCTGTTGGCGAGGCCGATGACGCCGTTGATCGGCACCTTGACCAGGCCGACGAGACCGGAGAAAGCGCCCGAGACCTTGGATGCGATGCCGGAGAAGACCGAGCCGATCGCGTTCCCGGCGTTCTCCATGGCGGTGCGGATCCCGTTGGCGATGTTGGAGACGGTCGAGCCGATCGCGGAGAAGGCGCTCGAGACGAACGAGGCGACCGGACTGACGACGTTGACCTGGAGCCAGGTGAAGACCGCACCGACGGCGCGGATCGCCGCCTGGATGCCGTTACCGATCGGGACGATCACGCCGGAGTAGACGGCCGAGAACGCGGAGCCGATCGCGGAGAGCGCCGGCTGGACGATCGAGGTCCACCACCAGGTGAAGACCGCGGCCACCAGGTTGATCGCCGAGCTGATGAAGCTGGCGACGGGCAGGATCACGTTGTTGTAGAGCCAAGAGAAGACGGTTCCCACGGCCGAGATGGCGATGCCGATCGCGGCGAAGACCGGCAGGACGATGTTGTTGTAGAGCCACGAGAAGACGGCACCGACGGCGGAGATGGCGATGCCGATCGCGGCGAAGATCGGGACGACGATGGTGGTGTAGAGCCACGAGAAGATTGCGCCGATCAAGCCGAAGACCGGGGAGATGATCGACGTCCAGAGCCAAGTGAAGATCGCGGCCCAGATAGCGATGTAGAGCGAGATGCCGATCACGACGGGGATCACGATGTTGTTGTAGATCCAGGTGAACACGGCCCCGATGGCGGTGAAGGCGGGCTGCACGTAGGTCGTGTACAGGCCGACGAAGAAGCCGCCGACGGCGGCGAGCCCGGCGGTGATCCAGTTGAAGACCGGCTGGATGACGCTGGTCCAGAGCCACGTTGCCGCGGTCCCGATCGCCGTCGACATGACGGCCCACGCGTCCTGGAAGAACGTCGTCTGCGTAGCCACCCAGATGATGGCGGCCACGAGCGCCGCGACGAGCACGATCACGATGCCGATCGGGTTGGCCGTCATGGCGGCGTTCCAGAGCCACTGCGCCGCGGTGGCGACACCGATCGCGGCCGCACCGGCGAGCTGCGCCGCTCGAGCGGCGATGTTCGCGCCGGTGTTGAGGATCACCTGCGCGGTCGCCGGCAGGAAGGCAGCGCGCGAGGCGACAGCGGTGCCGTTCGTGATGGCCATCTGCGTGGCGAGCGCGCGGTTCGAGTTCGAGAGAGCGATGTTGGCGACGACCGCGGCCGCGCGGATCGGGAGGGCGGCGACCTCGGCGGCCATGGCCGCGGTCTGCGCTGACTTGTACACCAGGAAGCCGGCGGCGAGGGCGATGATCAGCGGGGTCAGGATCTGCGTGTTGTCGCCGAGGAACCCGAGGATCCCGGTGAACGACTCGAGCACGCCGACGACGACGGGGATCCCGGCGGCGATGAGGCCGGCGACGGAGCCGGCGACGGAGCCGAGCCCCTGGGCGACGCCGACGAAGATCGGGGCCATGGGGCGCACGACGGAGAGCACGGTGGCGAAGCCGCTTCCCAGCCCGTCGAGGTCGCCGGTGCGGGCGGCGTTGAACAGCTCGATGAGGCCCGAGCGCACGGTCAGGATGAACGAGACGATGCCGGAGTCCTCCTGGACCCCAAACGCCTTCGAGAACTTGCCGGTGAAGTCGCCGCCGACGACCAGATCGTAGACGCCCTGCACGCCGCCGATCACGACCCCGAAGTCGATGCGGTCGATCCAGCCGGCCATCGCGGCCATGGCGGGGACGACTCGGGCGTTGAGGCCGGCGGCGTAGGGCTCGAGCGCCACTGCGGCGCGGTCCACGGCCGCTGAGATCGACTGGAAGAGCACGGGGGCACCCGAGACGCCGCCGGAGAGGAACATGGCGCCCAGCCGGCCGAGAGCGGCCCCGGTGTTGGCGAGCGCGCCGCGGGTCGTGTTGCCGGCCTCGAGCGCCGCGCCGCCGATGTTCTGCTCGATCACCTTCTGGAAGGTGGCCGAGTCGACCTCGCCCTTGCTGACCATCTCGGAGAGCTTGTCGGCGCTGACCCCGTACTCGTCCTGCAGCCACTGGAAGATCGGGATGCCGCGGTCGGCGAGCTGGTTCAGGTTGTCGGTGTAGACCTTGCCGGAGGTCGTCACCTTGTTGATGATGGAGCCCATCTCGCCCATGGACGTGCCGGCGATGACGGCCGCGTCGGCGGTGAGCTTCAGGTACCGGGTGAGGTCCTGGCCGGGCTTGATGCCGGCGGCGACCGCGGAGGCGGCGACGGTCGCGGCGGAGTCGAGGCCGAAGGCGGTTCCGCGGACGGAGTCGAGCGCGGAGCCCATGATGGCCGAGACGCTGGTGGCGTCGTGCCCGAGCCCCCGGAGCTTCGCCTGGGCGTCCTCGATGTTGAGCAGCCGGTCGAGGCCCTTGGTGATGGCGACGCCGCCGATCGCGGTGGCGACGGTGGCGACGGCGGTGGTCGCGACGGCCGCGACGCCGACGACGGTCTTGGCGATGCCCGTGACGAGACGCGCCCCCGCCGAGCGGCCGGCGGTCTCGCCGGCCGCCGCGACAGGGGCGACCATCTGGGTCTGCAGGGTGGCGCCCAGTCCGCGAACGGACGGGATCACCGGGAGAGTGGCGTAACCGATCGAGCCGGACATCAGGCTCCCTTCTGCATCGCCGCCAATTCTGCCTCACGCCGCTCCTGGCGTTGAGAGAGCAGCACGTCCGTGGCTAGGTTGTCACGTTTCGCGCCGGGCTCGTCCCCGCCGAGCGGGACCAGCTTGGGCGGGTTCCGGTTCTTCGAGCCGTCCTTCGTCTTCGCCCAGTACTGGAGGTGGGTCCAGAACTCGATGCGACGGAGGAAGAGCACGTCGAGCGGCGGGGCGCCGTTGCTGCGGGCCCGCAGCACGGCGGACTCGGGAGGCAGGTGGGTGATGATGCGGCGCAGTCGCCCCCACGAGAGGTCATCGGAGCCGAGGTCTCGGGGAAGGTCGATCCCCATCCCGAGCAGGTCGACCTCGAGCGGGTCGCCCCACTCGGCGATGAACTCCCGTAGGGCCGCTATTCCCCCGCTGTGGCGCCGGCGTCCTCGTTCACGATGGTGAAGAGGATCTGCGCGGTGCCGCCCGAGAGCGCGTAGCGGTCGTACTTCTCCGAGCCGAGCAGGAGCCGGCCGGCGGCGATCGGGTCGGTGCGCGAGAGGTAGGTGACCTCGTCGGACATCAGCGCGGCGGAGGGCACCTTGAGGATCTCGCCGGCGACGCGCTCGTGCCCGACGTCGACGCCCTCGGGGAGGTTGCCGTCGCCGTCGCGGTCGGCGTCGGTGTAGAGCACCGGGGGGAGCTGCAGCTCGAAGTTCGGGTGCTTGGAACGGATCTTCTCGATCTCGCTGGAGAGGACGTAGCGCTTAGTTGCCATCAGAGGGGCCTTCCTTGGGGGGGGTCAGGGTGACGTCGACGCGGATCGTGCCGGCGTCCGTCTCGTAGGTGAAACGGCTCAGGAGGACGGTATCAGGCCGGGGCGAGACCTTCGGCTTCTGCTGCTCGTCGAGCAGCTCGGCCGCGACCCGCGTGCGCAGCCGGCGGTCGATCGGTGCCCCAACGGGCACGAGCCCGCGCTCTTCAGCGCGGGCTCGTACTTCGTCGTCGGTCGGCAGGTGGGCCACTACGCCGTGACGGTGACGGCGGTGGTCGCCGTGCGCGTCAGGTAGGTGGCGGTGACGTTCGCGGTGCCGACCGCGACGCCTCGGATGAACTTGCCGTCGGTGGCGACGCGGGTGGTGGCGCTGGACTGCCAGACCGCGAACGCCGAGACGTCGCGGGTGCTGCTGTCCGAGAGCGTGGCCACGGCCGAGAGCGGCGCGTACTCGCCGACCTTCAGCGACTTGGTCTGCGGGGACGTGGCGATCGAGACGACGGTGGGGGCGCCGTCGATGGGCTGCACGTCGAACAGCTTCCCCTCGCCGGTCGGGTAGATCTTCACCGTGATCTCGTACTTCGTCAGCTCGGACTCGGCGTCCTTGATCGTGCCGACCTCGTCGACCTGAGCGACGAGCGACGAGATAACGCGCTTCACCTTCAGCCCGTCGTAGGTCTGGAAGCCGATCTTGAAGCGGTGCTGCAGGTTCGGGATGACCCGCTCGCCCGGGCCCGAGCCCGGCCAGACGAGCCCGGCGGTGGCGGCGTTGTCCTCGAGCGCGGTGAACTTCCGGGTGAGCACGAAGTTGCGGCGCGAGGTGCGGATCAGCAGGCCGCCCCAGGCGAAGAAGTCGCTGGTGTCCATCGACCGCGACTCCTCGAAGCCGGCGTCGCCGTCGAGCAGGCCGACCAGCTCCCACTCGGAGCCGAACGGCTCGTCGATCGAGCCGGGGATCGTCGCGGTGTCGGGGCCTACGTAGACGTCGGCATCGCCCCAGATGGATGCCTTTTCGGGGTTTCCTGACATTTCGGGTGCCTCCTAGTGGCATCAGGGGTGGTCGGTCAGCGAGGGGTCGCGCTCATAGTAGCTGAGGGTGCATCCGGGCCCGGATGGTGAAGGTGCATGTCGGGGTGCCGTAGTCGGGATCCTTGCCCCGCCGCGGGCCCTCGGAGAAGCGGTATGAGACGACGTCGGCGTCGCCGTCGTAGGCGAGCAGCCGGCCGTGGAACCAGCTCGAGACGTCGTAGGCGTCGTCCTCCTCGGGCGCCCACGCGGAGAGGCGCAAGGTGTTCTCGGCGGTGACGGGCGGCTGGTAGTCGGTCCAGACGCCGGCGCGGACGACGAGCAGCCGGCCGGGAACCTGCGACGTGGGGAGGCGCGTGCCGACCTCGAGGCCGTCGAGGGCCGGCCGGCGCTCGAGCAGCTCGTCGCCGCCCTCGCGCAGCAGCGCCTCGCAGAGCAGCTTCGTGCTCGACTGGGGGTCTCCGAAGTCGGTGGCGACCTTGCTCATCGTCGGTTCACGTCCAGTCCTCGTGCACGAGCGGCGTCGGCCAGGCGGCCCTCGATCAGCTCACGGTCGAGCGCGTTCCGGCCGCTGACGGTGACGGAGGCGGCCGCGCGGTCGGTGGTGTAGGTCGAGACGACCCCGTCGACGTCGGCCGCGATGCCGTTAGCGATCTCGCCGATGGCGCCGGCCATCTCGCTCGAGCGCAGGATCTGGCCGATGCCGTCGTAGTCGAGGTGCAGCTCGACGTCGCCGCGGGCCATCAGCCGGCCGCCCTGGTCACGAAGACCTCGACGTGGTCGAGCTGGCCGGTGAAGGGGTCGGCGGGGCGAGCGACGTCGCCGACGACGCGGCACACCTCGCCGGAGGGGAGGCGCACCCAGTCGGTGGAGCGCAGGTCGACGTCGGGGGATCCGGGCGCGGACGCGATGCGCCAGCCGGAGACGGCGGTCTCGCGCTCCTCGTCGACGCGCTCAGCCTGGGAGGTGGGGCGGACGTACACGCCGCGCCAGGGGGCGCCGGGCTGCTGCTCCAGCTTCGAGTACTCGAGCACGGTCTCCCCGGCGCGGTTCGTGCGCGTGCCGGGCCGCAGCACGTCGACGGCCTGGTTGTGGAAGACGGTCACGAGCGATCGCCGAGCCCGATCGCGTGGTTGCGGACAGCGCGGGACCAGTCCTCAGTGACACCGACGGTCGCCGCGGTGCCGAAGGCGATGCTGTCGCCGAGTACGGTGCGCGACTGGACGCCGGCCACGGTGTTGATCATGGTCTCGGCCTGCTGCAGGACGGCCTCCTGGATGTCCAGGGGGATCGCGTCGCGGGTGTAGCCGTGGGAGTAGGTGACGGTGACCTCGGCCTCGAGGGGCCAGACGCCGTTGCGGCGGCGGAGGATGCCGGATGCTCGAGCGACGGACCAGGAGCCGGCCGCGAGCGGGGTGCCGTCGATGCTGACGGCTGAGACGGAGTGGACGGGAACAGCGGGGAGGGGGAGCGAGCGGGTGCCGCGGCCGTCGAGGTGAGCGACGTCGTCCTCGACGAAGTGGACGGGGTGGCCAACGGCCGAACGGAACCGACGAGAGGCAGCTCGCAGACGCTCCTGCAGCACCAGGTCGGCCGTGGGCCGGCCGGTGCGTGCCGAGAGGTCGTCGATCGAGGCGAGCGCCTGCTCGTCGGTTCCGTTGGCCATCGGGTCAGTCCTCCGCGGGGTTGTCGCCGGCGTCGGGCGTGCCGGGGGTGGCGGTGGCCTCGGTGCTGCCCTCGCCGCCCGGGGTGCCGTTCGGGTCGACCACACCGCCGGCGACGACGGGCGCGGAGACGGCCGCGGGGGCCGCCTCGCTGCCGACGGGCGCGGAGCCCGCCTCAGCGCCGCTGACGGCCGCCTTGCCCTTGGTGCGGGCCGTGCCAGCCGTGCGCGACTTGTTGGCGGGAGGCGCCGGCTGAGCGGTGTTCTCGGACGCGACCTTCTTCCCGGTGGCGTCCTCCGCCTCGAGCAGGCCGAGCTTGTCGGCGACGGCCCGCTTGTAGCGGATCCCCTCGATGACGACGATGGGCGAGTTGCTCACGATGCAGACCTCCTAGCTCAGGCCGCGGCGGGCGGGACGATCTCGTCCTGCGCAGCGGTTCCGACGTTGGCGACCGCGATCAGCGCGGGGTCGAGCACGCCGAAGGCGGCCCGCATCTCCGCGAGGATGGCGATCAGGTTCCTGGTGAAGAAGTCCAGGTGGGAGTCCGTCGCGGTGATGGTCGTCTCCTCGCGGTCCCAGAGGACAGCGGTGGAGAAGTCACCGAGCAGGACGGTGCCCTGCGCGAGCGCGGGCACCTCGACGAGCGGCAGGCGCCAGACAGCGGCCGCGGCTGCACCGAACGCGCCGCCGCCGAGGTAGGCCCCGGTCGCGGTGCGCAGCAGGTCGATGCGCTCGGCGTCCTCGCTGGAGACGAGAACGGCGTTCGGGCGGCCGTAGCGACGCACCTTCGTGATGGCCTTTCGGATCGTCACGAGGATGTTGGTGTCGAACGCCTGGTCCTGCAGCCCGGTCGTGTTGAGCAGGCCGTCGAACTCCTCCGCGGTGTCCGAGTCGCCGGCGAGGATGGTCCGCTCGAGCTCCTGGTCGAGGCCGGTGGCCAGGAAGTTGTCGATCAGCGTCCGCATCTGGCCGACGTCGGAGAGCGACTTCCGGGTCGCGGGCACCCAGTGGGCGATCGTGACGACGGGAGCGTCCGCGATGCCGAACTTGAGCGCCGACTCGGGCTTCACGCCGGCCTGGGCCGGGGTGACGGCGGGGTTGCCGGATCCGACGGGCGCCGACGAGACGGCCTCGGGGACGCCGGCGGCGTTGCTGACCGAGCCGCCGGGGATGCCCTCGCGGAGGATCCGGGCGTACTTGATCGAGTCCGACGTCGTGGTGCCGTTGGTGATCACCTGGCGGAGCTTCAGCTCGGGCCACGTCGCGGGGACCGTGGGCAGGCGCTGGGCGTCGTAGAGGTTCGAGGGACCGTCGGTGGCGGTGCCGCCGGTGGTCACCAGAGCCTTCAGACCGCCGGGGATCCGGACGGGCTGCGTCTTGAACGTCGTGGACTTGCTGACGTTCGAGCCGAGCCCGCCGAAGGGCTCCATGGCCGCCTTGAAGTGCTCCGACTCGACGAACAGCTCGCCGAGCGACTTGAGGCGCTTCTGGCCGTAGAACTTCTCGCCGTCGAACTCGAGCCCGCTGTTCAGCTCGTGCGCCTCGGCCTCCTGCAGGAAGCCCTTGATGTCGCTGCTGAACTTCTGGCTCTCGCCGAGCTTGCGCAGCTCGTCGGTGATCGACTTGACGCGCCCGAGCTTCTCGGACAGGTCCGAGCGCTCCTCGTCGGTGAAGTCGCGGTCGCCGGTCTCGGCCTCGGCGGCCTTGGCCGACATGACCTCGAGCAGGCCCTTGCGCTCGGTCTCGAGCTGGTCCTTGGTCTTCATTCGTGTGCCCCTTCCTGGGCGTAGAACTCGGTGAGGAGCTGCACGCTCGCGGGGCTCATGCCCTTGCTGCTAGCGGACTCTTCCGGGGCACTACCCGGTGCGTTGCTACGCGAGTCGGCTGCAGGCGGGGTGGCCTGGCTGGGCTGCTCTACGCCGGCGAGAGAGCCGGCGCCTCGGGACTTGATGTCCAGAAGATCGGTGGCCTGGTTGACGCCCACCAGGCAGGGGCCGACCTCGAAGAGGTCGCACTTCGTGATCTCGAAGACGTACTGGCCGTCTTCCTTCTTGTCGACCGCGTCGACGACGTCGAAGCCGAAGGACTGCTGCGTCACGCGCCGACCCTTCATGAGGCGGTAGACCTGAGCGGCGAAGGGGTTGTCGGCGACGTCGAGCTGGGCCCGGTACCAGAGCCCCTCCTCGCGCTCCTCGACCTCGAGCACGTAGCCGATGTGCGCGGCCGGGTCCGACCACTGGTGCGACCAGATGACGGGGATCGGGTCGTTGCGGTCCTTCCACGCGAGCAGGGTCTCGGCGAAGGCGCCCTTCACGATGCGGTCACCGTAGCTGTCGATGTTGCCGAAGACGGAGGCGAGCGCCTCGAACTGGCCCTCGGCGAGACCGTCCTGGCCGGCCGCCTTGAAGAGCGTGGGCTGGTAGGACTTGATCCGCCTGGTGCCGGGAAGAAGCTCGTTCGGCATGGTCGCCTTGCCCTCTCGCTTGTCGTACCAGCCCTGGATGGCACTGGCGGTTCCGTCGGGCCGCTCGTCCGCTGCAGCGCGAGCGAGAGCCACGTCGAGCCCCGGGTCGACCTCAACGAAGTCGGCACCCGCCGCAGCGTACTGCTCGAGCTGCGCCGGCGTGGGCCACGTATGGATTATCCACGATTCGGGCTCGGTATTGAGCAAGAGCGTGTCGATTGCGGCGCGGCGGGCGGCGAGCGCGGCGAGACGGACGTGGCCATCGGAGGCGTGGGGGGTGCTCGAGCCGAGCGCGGTGGCGATCGCGTCGAAGTCGACGACGGCGTCGCCGGCCGCCTTCCGCTCGAGCACGTAGGTGGACTTGCCCCCGCAGGGAGGGCCGGTGACGACGTGCAGCATGGCGCCTGCTCTCTGGCTAGTCGGTGGCGGGGAGGAACGAGATGCTGCAGGAGCAGCCGGCCTTGTCGGGCACCTCGAGGCGGGGGTCGCCGGGGTAGCGGGCGCCGTTGACGAACAGCTCGTCGAGGGCCACCTGGGCGCCGTCGAGCGCGGCGTGCTTCGCCTCGCCCGAGGTCCACACCTTCAGCCCGAGCCCGACGGCGCGGGCGGCGTCGAGGGCACCGAACGACGTCGACGTGGTGTCGATCGAGAGCGACCAGAGGTGTGCGCCGGATGAGGCGCGGAGCTGGAAGTACTCGTCGACGCCGGCGCGCCAGTCGTCGGCGACGACGAGCTGCGCGAGCTGCCGCTCGGTGCCGATGTTGATGGAGTCCGTCCAGCCTTTCGCCGCCTTGGAGAGCCACGGGAGCAGGGCCTCCTCGGAGAAGCTGTCGCCGGCGGGGTCGTAGACGTCGAGCACGCCGGCGGCGCCACCCATGGCGAACTGGACCGCGTGGGGGTAGATCACCCCGAAGAGATCCTGCTGCTCGAGGTCGGTCTTGAAGGCGTCGGGCAGCGAGCCCGGCGACGAGCCGTCGCCGAGCACCGCGGTCACCCGAGCAGCCTGCCGGCCGAAGAATGCGGCCAGGTCGTCGGCCAGGCGAGCCCGCTGGCGGGGCCCGTCGTGGCCTTTCATGGTCCGGAGCACCCGGGCCTTGCCTCGGCCGAGCGTCTTGGGCGCGGTGTCAGTGGGCGATGCGAGACCGCCGCGAACGACGTTGAGGGGCACGATCAGCTCGTCGCCGCCCTCGACCGGGGGTAGGTTCACGCGCTGGCGGGCCTCGTTGACGGTCAGGATCGGAGCGCCGACCTGCGTCTGCATGATGCTGGCCTGCTTCTCGGGCGACGATGCGAGACGGGCGGCCAGGTTCTCCTCGACGTAGAGCGAGTCGTCGATGATGCCGGCGTTCCGGGCGGACGCGTTCACGGCCTCGCGTAGGGCCTTGATGCGCGGCTGCAGGACGTCGTTGTAGAGCTGCTCGCGGAGCGCCTCGATGTTGCTGAAGTTGCCGGCGCGGTAGCCGATCAGCTCGGGCGGGACGTGCATGGCGATCGCGTACTCGATCTGCGCCGAGAGGCGGGTCTCGCGGTAGCCGACGGCGTCGCCGCCGAGCTGCGGGGCGGCCTCGAGCGTCATGCCGTCCTCGAGGATGGGCACCTGGCCGGCGCGCTCGGCGGAGAAGCCGGCGAACGAGTCGCGGAATCGCTCGAACCCGCCGTTGCGTCCCCAGTCGCCAGCCTCCTTCGGCCGGGAGACGTACATGGGCACCTTGGGTCCGTTGTCGAGCAGCGCCTCGCGGTACTTCGCCCCCTTGTCCAACTCCGTAGCGGCGGCGGCCATCGTGTGGGCGATGCCGAAGCCGGACGTCTTGCCCTCGGTGGCGAACGGGTCATAGCCGACGTCGAAGAGCACGTTCTGGATGGGGATCGGCAGCTCGCCGCCGGCGCGGTTGCGGAGGATGACGTGGGTCTTGATGCCGAAGTGGTCGATGGCGAAGCTGATGAAGCGGCCGGGGAGGCGGATCAGCTGCAGAGCCCCGCTCGAGCTGTAGTTGAGCAGCACGGCCCAGCGGTCGTGCAGCACGGAGTCGAGCATGAGCGCCTCGATGAGGCGGTACTGGGTGCCGCCGGGGACGGGCGCCGAGAGCGCGGCCGCGAGCGGGTGCTCGCCAGCCTGCAGCTTCTGGCGCCCGTTGCCCTCGTCGCGGCGGTACAGGTTGAACGGCACCGCGGCGATCGACTCGGCGATGAACTCGGCGACCGTGCGGAACGCGTCGCGCCGCGCGAACTGCTCGATCGGGTCGGCGTTGGACTCGCCGGTGATCTGCGAGAGCGGCTGCGACATGACCATCGCGCCGGCCTTGGGGTTGTCGAGGGCGATGACGTCGCCGGTGCTGTTGCGGTAGGCCATTAGAACTCCTGGATCCAGACGACCGAGCGGTGGGGGATGCGAGCGGTGCCGTCCATCGGGTCCGCCCCCGCAGAGAGCATCATCGCAGGCGAGGCGAGGCGCGTGGCGAAGACACCCGCGCGGAGCACGACGCCCTCGACTGCTTCGCCGTTCGAGAGGGTGACGAGCACCCGGCGGCCGCGGAGGTGAGAGAACAGGAACACGGGAGGGGCCCTTCAGAGGTAGGTGACGCCGGTGTGCTCATCGTAGGCGGAGCGCTGCTCCTGGTCGTGGCTGAGCACCTCGGACATGGCGGTGGCGAGCGCCGACATTGGGTCGATCTTGTCGCCGGCGTTCTCCTTGTCGGGCTTGACGTTGCCGGCGGCGTCCGTGGCAACGGCGAGGTTGTCGACGGCCCAGCGGGCGACAGGGTTGCCGCCGTGCTCGAGCATGGGCGTCGCGCGCCGGCCGACCTTCAGCAGGCGCTGCACCTCCTTGAGCGGAGGGCTGAGGGTGAGGAAGCCCTGCCGGGTCTTGACCATCGGGATCCCCGCCTCGAGTAGCTGGTTGGTCAGGTGGGTGGCGTTGTAGGGGTCGAAGCCGAGCGAGCGGACGTCGTAGTGGTCGGCGTCGGCGAGCACCTGGGCGTAGACCCACTCGTAGTCGGTGACGTCGCCGGGGGTGACGGTGAGCCACCCCGCCTTGATCCACTGGCCGGAGGCAGCGCCGGCAGTGCGCTTGTCGAGCGCCTCGACACCGGCCTCGGGGATCCAGTTTCGCCAGAGCACCCGGTGCCCGACACCGTCGGCCCGCGGGAGCACCCAGCAGAGGGACGTGAGGTCGGAGACGGAGGCGAGGTCGAGACCACCGTAGGCAGGCTCGTTCTTGAGCACCGCGCCGGCGAGGTTGCTCCGCTGGCCGGCGTTCCGGTCCCAGTCGGCGAGCAGCAGGAAGCGGGTCGCCTGCTTCGTGCGGATCCCGAGGTGCAGGCGCTGGAAGGCAGCCAGCTCGGCCGGCGAGTTGCGGGCGGTGTTGGCGGCGGTCTCGAGCGAGCGGCGCGTGGGGCTGATCGGGTAGCCGGGGTTGGCCTTCTTCCACGTCGACTCGACGAAGGGGTCGTCCTTCTCGTCGGCGGCGAAGACGACCCCGTAGTGGGCTCGATCGACGATCGTCCGGGCGGCGAGCTTCTCGATGTAGCCGCGGCGGCGCGCGTAGATCGTGTTCGTGCGGCCGGTGTCGGCGGTGGTGATGATGAAGATGAGGGGCTGATCGCGCGAGCCCGTTCCGGTCTCGATCGTCTCGACCAGGTCGGGGGACTTGTGGACGTGCAGCTCGTCGATGATGGCGCCGTGGATGTTGGCGCCGTGCTGCGCGTCGCCGACACTCGAGACGACCTTGAACACCGAGTTCGTGCGCAGATGCATGAAGGATCCGGCGTAGGTCTTCACCTTGCCCTTGAGCGCGGGCGCCGAGTCGGCCAGGTTCTTGACCGGGGTGAACACGAAGCCGGCCTGCTCCTTCGAGGTCGCGGCAGCGACGACCTCGGCGCCCGACTCGTTGTCGGAGCACGTCAGGTAGATGCCGACACCGCCGGCGATCGTCGACTTGCCGTTCTTGCGGGGCACGTCGACGTAGGCGTTGGTGATGATGCGGACGAAGTTGCCGTCGCCCTCGGGGTCGTGCACCCAGCCGAAGATCGGGGCGAGGATGTAGGCGACCTGCCAGGGGTCGGGGTCGAGCGGGGCGCCCGAGAGCTTGCCCTTCGTGTGCCGCAGCTCGTGCATGACGCGGAGCACGCGGTCGACGCGGTCGGCGTCGAACTGCGCCACCTGTCGGGGCTCGGGGGTCTTGATCTTGGGCGGGTTCTCGGGCAGGGGGATGCCGCGCGTGGCCATGTACCAGCCGACCTCGGGGCTGATCTTCAGCCGGCGGAGCACCGCCGCGGTCGGTAGCTCGGCGTCGTAGTCGGGCTCAGAAGAGATCGCCACGAGCGCCGCCAGCAGGGTCTTGCAGCGACGCGAGCTTCACCTCGGCCGCCGGCGTGAGGCCGAACTCGGCGCACCACGCTCGGAAGTCCTTGGACGCCTCGGCCTCGACGCGCACGAGCGGGGAGACGCCCATGCCCTGGCTCGTCTTGGCGAGCAGCCCCTGGCCGTTGCCACCGACGGCGATGCGGGCCGACTTCGCGGCGTGCCAGCGGGAGAACGTCTCGCATCCGACCTGCAGTGCGAAGCCGTCAAGGGGCTTCAGGAGCTGCAGGGCGGGCAGCTCGGCGACGATCGCGTCCCACATGCCGGCCGCTACGGGGGTCAGGTCGCTGGGCTTGGTCGGGACGGCGCGCGCGAACGCCGGCGCGTCGGGCACCTTTCGGCCGCCCGAGTCCCGCCCGGGGCCGCGGCCGCCGACGATCCTGAGCGCCGGCGGCGTCGACTTGCGGCCGGCGTTCGCGCCGGCCACTACTTCGCCGCCGTGACGAACGTGTGACCCTTGCCCGTCGACTCGAGGATCGGCATGACGCCGGTGGCCTCCTCGTACCGGCGGCAGATGACGTCGCAGAAGCGCGGGTCCAGCTCGACGAGGCGGGCGACCAGGTTGAGCTGGTGGCAGGCGATCAGGGTCGAGCCCGAGCCGGCGAAGAGGTCGAGCACGGTGCCTCCGCGCTGCACCGAGTTGCGGAGCATGCCGGCGATCAGCTCGGTGGGCTTCATGGTCGGGTGGTCGCGAGAGGCGGTGGGCTTGGCGATCTCGTAGACGGTCGTCTGCTTGTTGTCCCCGAACCAGCGAGGGCCGCCGCGGCCGAGACGGCCGGTGGCGCCGGGGGTGAAGCCGTACATGACGGGCTCGTGCTGCAGGGGCTCGTCGGCGATCGCCTCCTCGTCGACGGGCGCCTGCACCTCGAGGATGGGCTCGTGCTTGTACTGGTAGTCGGACCGGCCGAGCACCATGGCGTTCTTGACCCAGATGAGGTTCTGCCGCATCAGGAAGCCGGCCTCGCGGAGGGCCGCCTCGAACGTCAGGCGCTCGGTGTCGGCGTGGGCGATGTAGCAGGGGGCGCCGGGCGACAGCACGGTCAGCGCGTTGGTGAACGCCTCGAAGAGCAGGCCGGCGAGCCCGGGCTTGTCGTCGTTCTGGATCCGGAGAGCGTCCTTCGTCTTGCCGACGTACTCGACGCCGTAGGGCGGGTCGGTCCACATCGCCGAGACGCCGGCGTCGGGCCCGCAGAGCTTGTTGATGACGGCCGAGTCCGTCGAGTCGCCGCAGATGAGGCGGTGCTCGCCGAGCTTCCAGACGTAGCCGGGCTTGGTGCGCGGGGCCTTCGGCATGGCCGGGACGGCGTCCGGGTCGGTCAGGGTGCCCTGTTCGCCGAGCCCGATCCCGCCGAGCAGGCGCTGCAGGTCGGCCTCGTTGTAGCCGGTGCCCTCGAGGTCGCCCTCGAACTCGAGCAGGAGGTTGCCGAGCACCTCCTGGTCGTAGGTGCCCTTGTCGGATGCCCGGTTGTCGACGACGACGATGCGCGCAGCGTGCTCGTCGTCGACGTCGACCCAGTGGACGAGCATCTCCGAGAGCCCGATCTTCAGTCCGGCGGCGAGCAGGTGGTTGCCGGCGAGCACCTCGTCGGGCCGGCCGGTCTGCCGGCCGGTGTTCACGATCAGCGGACGGTACTGGCCGTTGGCGCGCAGCGACTCGACGACGAGAGGCACGTTCCCGACTCGCGGGTTGCGGTAGAAGGGCCGCAGAGAGGCCGGATCGACGCGGTTCGGGCGGTCTTCGGCGGGCTCGATGCTAACTACGTTCGCGCTCAAGGGGGGTCTCCATTCTGAGATGTCGTCTGCCGAGGAAACCTCGACGGCCCCCCAGGGGTGGGACGGGCAGATCTGAGGTCCCCTCCCCCGGGGGGCCTCCAAGAGGGCCTAGAAACGGGCCTACCGGGGGCCCCCGGGGCGGGGGGCGGGCAGTACGTCGATGATATGCGCTCGGTGGGGCACCCCCGCGGCCGCGACGCGTGCCTCGACGCAGCTACCCAGCTCGAGCAGCGCGCGCGGCAGCCCGAGCAGCACGACGAGCGGCGTTCTCCCGCTCGGTCTTGTCCTCGTGGCACGGCGACTGGTGGATGGCCGCGAGGTTCGCGGGGTCAGTACGCGCACCACCGAGGTGGATGGGCACGACGTGGTCCACGGTGTCCGCACCGAGCTGGCCGCACACGTAGCAGACCCAGCCGTCACGGGAGAGGACGGACTGGTGCAGGGTCTGCTGGGCCGAGCCCGACAGTCCATAGCGTGCCTGGCTAGAGGGCCGGCCCTCCCAGGCCGGGCGCTGGTGGTCGTCGCACCGGCCGGCGTTGGTAGCGATGCGTCCACACGAGGGGTCAGTGCAGCGGGAGGCGGCGGCGTAGGGCACGGGGGCAGGCTACCCCGGCGCCCGGCTGCCGCGGTGGTGCAGATACCCGAGCACCGACAGAGGTGACAGGGCCAGAGCCCGGCCGTATAGACGGGTCGAGGGCGGCCAACGGGGCAGCCGAGCAGGGCCCACGGTAGCGGACAGCACGACGCCCCGGGCGGGTGGTGGTCTGCCAGCGGCCCGGGGCGGCGAGCACGACGCCCCGCGAGCTGGAGCGGCAGTGGCTGTCCAGCGGGCGGGGCGTGTGCGGACGGCCGGGGGGGTGGCCGCGGTGTCAGGGTACACGAACGCCCCCCGGCCAGATAGCCGGGGGGCGCCGTGCCTAGACCCCTCTAGAGCGGGCCGCGCACGAGGTCGGCCACGGGATGAGTCTAGGGCGAGGGGTAGTCGTCCTGCCGCACCACATTGTTGAGGGAGGCAGTCGAGCACCCCCACGCCGCAGCGACCTGGGTCTTCGAGTAGCCGGCCTGCAGCAGGGCGTGCAGCTCCACGGCACGGTGCCCCACCCGGACGTAAGAGCGGGTGCGTCCGGGGCTGGGAGGCGGCACCTCCTCCCGGGCCAGGGGCGGCAGCTCCACGGGGCGCACACTGGCAGCAGGGGCCGGCGAGGGGGCAGGCTTCGGCCGAGGCGGGGTGGCAGGCTCAGGCGCCGCGGCAGGGCCAGGCGTGGCCACGGCCATGACCTCGCAGCGTGCCAGCACCTCGAGCGTGCGACGGACAGTCACGGCCCGCGACTGCTGGGCCGGGCTCGGTGCCGGCGGGGCGAGGCGGGCCAGGCGCTCCTCGCGCAGCAGGCGCCGCTCCTCGGCCGCCTCCGCTTCGCGCTCGAGGCGCGCCTCCTCGGCCTCGAGACGGCGGCGCTCGAGCAGCTCGGCCGCCTCCGCCTCACGGGCGCGCACCTGGTCCATCGACAGGGGCGCCTCGCGCTTCGTGCCGGCGATCGCCGCGGCCGCTTCGGCGGCCAGGTCGGCGAGCACGGCCGAGACGTCACGGCCGCGGGTGCGGGCCCAGCGCTCGAGCAGCCGGTGGTCCTCTTCGGGGATCCGGACGCGCTCGATGACGTGCCCTGCGAAGTAGTCCGCCATCAGCCGGCCCAGTGGGTCAGGCCGTAGATGACGGCCAGGGCGAACGCCGCGGTGGCCAGCACGGCGACCACGTCCCAGACAGGGGGCATGCGGCGAGCGCCGGTCTTCCGACGGGGTCGTGATCGGTGTCGGTGGGGCTCGGTGCGCGGTAGGTCGCGGGAGAGGTAGAAGCGGTCGCTGGGGTAGGTGAAGGTTCGGCTGCCGACGTTGCGGGCGGGGCCGAGGTAGCTCAGGCAGGGGTCGAGGGTGACGGTGACGCCGGTGCGGTCGACTGGGGAGTGTCGGGGGTGGACGACGGTGACCTCGGAGAGGATGCCGCGGTAGGCGCCGCCCTCGGGGGTCCAGACGCCGAGCAGGGTGCCCTGGGGGAGGGAGGCGAGGGCGAGGGTGTCGAGC